GGTGTACTAAGTTGGGACATCCGCAGTACAGAAACTAAAAACACATTCAATAATTTATTTGACTTTTGACAATAAAAATTGTTGACTTTTATACTAAATCTAAATATAATCACTTAAAGGAAATTAAAATGAAAGATATTCTTACAGACATCGTAGCACATACACACAACTTAGGTATTTTGCCTTTAGTCAAAGTTACAGGCGAAAACGGAACTACCTCTATCGAGTCTATGGCCGAAGATCGTAGCGTTATTCTTAATGCCAAAACAAAAACTCCTGTTGCAGAGTTTCAAGGTGTTTTCGGTATGCCTAACTTGGATAAATTAAATTTGCATTTAAAGAATCCCGAGTACAAAGAAAATGCTAAAATTGAAGTTGTTATTGCACAACGTAACGGAGTTGATATTCCTGTTAGTCTACACTTTGAAAATGCAGCAAAAGACTTCGTCAACGATTATCGCTTTATGAACAGTGATATCATTAACGAAAAGCTTAAAAGCGTTAAGTTCAAAGGTGCTACTTGGGATATCGAATTTTCACCTAACATTGCAAGTATCGGGCGTTTGAAACTACAAGCTCAAGCACACAGTGAAGAAAACGTATTCCAAGTCAAAGTTGAAAACGGTAACTTGGTATTTTTCTTTGGAGATGCAAGTACACACGCAGGTAGCTTTACATTCCAAGCTGGCATTACTGGAAAATTAAAACAAACTTGGGCATGGCCTGTTGTTACTGTTATGAGTATTTTAAATCTTGACGGTGACAAGACTATGCGTATTGCTGATGCAGGCGCTATGCAAATTACAGTTGATTCTGGCCTTGCTGAATACAACTACATTCTTCCAGCACAGAGCAAGTAATGGAAACTAAAAAGAGAACAATAACAAGAATGGTAACGTACAGGATTACTGCCTGGCTGTTTACTATTCTTTGGACATATATGTTCACTGGTGATATCAGCAGTGCTACTGGATTTGCCACTGCATTGCATGTCCTTTTGAGTATTGATTATTACATACACGAAAGAATTTGGTTAAAAATAAAGTGGGGTCGAATTGAATCGTAATTTAACAGCGGCACAGAACGACTACGCATACTTCTTGCCAGCAACGTCAGGTTTCTACAGTACCTTTATCGGAAAACAACGATATGGTAATTATGTAGATCCTGCACGTATACCGGCAAGCTTTAAAAGTGGCGTAGAATCGTTAAACTATTTAGAACCAGACAAGGGTGCGTTTTATTACGATCATTGTTTGTATTCAGCAGGACATGCTAACTTAGATCTTACTAAACAAGACGATAGCGAAGACATGTTCCGTAATCGTGATCGTTCAACAAGTTGGGTATTAGGTGACTCAGGAGGTTTCCAAATTGGTAAAGGTGTTTGGCCTGCTGATTGGAAAGATCCTAATTGCCCTAAAGCACAAAAGAAACGTGAACAAGTTCTTACTTGGATGGACACACTAATGGACTACGGCATGGTGTTGGATATTCCAGCATGGGTTGCTCGTAGTCCGGCAGGTCGTGCAGCAACCGGCATTACTACTTACGCAGAAGCAGTGCAAGGAACTTACATCAATAACGATTGGTTCATTAACAATCGCAATGGCAACTGCAAGTTCTTAAACGTTCTGCAAGGTGAGAATCATCCCGATGCCGATGATTGGTATGACCGTATGAAAAAATACTGTGATACTAAAATCTACGGAGACCGTGCTTTCAATGGCTGGTCAATGGGCGGACAAAATATGTGCGATGTACACTTGGTGCTTAGACGCCTTGTGGAATTACGATATGATGGCCTATTAGAAAAAGGTCATCAAGATTGGATGCACTTCCTGGGCACCTCTAAGTTAGAGTGGGCAACTTTATTAACTGATATTCAACGAGCTGTAAGAAAGTACCATAATGAAAACTTTACCATATCTTTTGACTGCGCCTCACCGTTTTTGGCAACAGCAAACGGACAGATCTACATCCAAACAGAAACAGAAGATCGTAAAAAATGGGTCTACCGAATGGTGCCGTCTGCTGATGACAAAAAATACGCCTCAGACACAAGACTATTCCAAGACGCAGTAGTACAAGACGGTATCTTTAAAAACTTTGAAACAAGTCCTTTAATGGACGGTGTACTGATGAAAGACGTTTGCATCTACGGTGCAGGCACTGTCAAGCCAGGTGTTACGAATCCTGATCCTTACAATCCTGCAGATTGGATTGTGATGCCCGATGTTAACAAATTGGGCAAGGTCAGTAACCGAACAAGTTGGGATTCATTTAGCTATGCTATTCAAATGGGTCACAATGTTTGGAGTCACATCAATGCTGTGCAAGAAGCCAATCGTCAATACGATGCCGGCATTATTCCTAGCATGTTAGTTCAAGAAAAGTTCAGTCGAATCTACTTTAAGGATGTTGTTGACAGTATTTTTGCTGCCAACGACAAAGGTTCGGCATTGGCTATTGTAGAAGACTATCGTAGATATTTTGATACTATTATTGGCACAAGAGGAAACACTGGTAAAAAGATGACTAATGCATCTGCCAATTTTACCAATCTGTTTGACATAGTAGAACAAGATCCTGTACAATTAGAACATGCTGAAGAATTTACTGAAGCAGAAGAATCCAAACTTGACGAACTTGAAGAAGCTGTAAAGAATGACGCTACCTGACGAAAGATATCGTGCTGTGATGTGGGCTAAGAGATTCTTAGAATCTATTGCCTATGATAAAAAAGCTTACCCTCGTATTTCTAAAGCAGTACGAGGGGAAGCTCACAGTATTCTACGTCATTTTCCTAGTACTTGGGATATGACTAGAGTTTCTGAAGCTGCTCCTGATGTATTTCAAGAACGTATGGAACCAGTAATTCGTTTAATTAAACAATACGAAGAAGGTAAGAAGAATGAAGCGTGATTACGGCACAGGCCGAGCCGACAATATTATCTTTTTCACTGGCATTGAAATTGAGCACACTCCTGCATACGGGAAGAAAACTCTCTTTGTTACAGGTGTACAACCTGTTGAACACATTGCATTAAATTTGCAAGGATGTGAACATATCTTTTTTGGTGCTAATCACAGTTACAATCCGCAAACTTATGAAGAGCACAAGGCTTGGGAAGAAATGATACGTTTCTTCTTAGACAAAGATTATCTCTGTTCATTAGATATTCCTATCAATCAAGTAGAAGAATTTCATGAAAGCGGTCTTTGCGAACACGATAATTTTATTCCGCAAATAAGAGTGCCAATTCCTTATGTAAAATTATGGAATTATAATACAATGCTTAAAATCGATGATAAAGATTTTAAGGCAACTAATCCCGGTGTGTGGTCCCACAGTCTACATACACTAATGGATCGTAGTAAGTTCACAGACTGGTCACAATATAAGAATGATGAGATTATCAAATGAAAGAATTTGTTGTTAAAGATAATGCCGGATTTAAACTAAAAGTAAAAAGCTGGAAATGTAAAACTCCAGCAGACTTGAACGCTATTGAATTTATTCAAGAATCTAAAAACAAAGATGGGGAAGCAGACTTAACTTCAACCTATCAGTTTTTTATGACTGATAAAGAAATTGCAGTATTATGCGAAGGCTTACTTAAATGATTATCAAACAAGATATTCGACCTAATAAAATGATCTGGGTGACCTTTCGTAAAGAAGGCATTCACAAATATCCGGCAGCGGCAACTGATCCCAATTTAGCAACAGGAGATGAATATGACGTTTCGTTTTTGGCTACTCCCCATCGCCATATCTTTCACTTTAGGGTGTGGCTATCTGTTACGCATAACGACAGAGACGTGGAGTTCATTCAATTCAAGCGGTGGCTTGAAAAATTGTATTCTAGCGACCAAGGTGTATTGTCGTTAGATTATAAAAGTTGCGAGATGATGAGTGATGACTTACACGCTCAAATCTCAGCAAGGTATCCAGACCGTGAGGTTTGGATTGAGGTCTCCGAAGACGGAGAAAATGGTTCATTTATTAAGTATTAAAAGGAAAGCTATAATGGCTAAGAATAATTACAAAGACGTTAACTACTTTGAAAATCGTCCCGACATCGTTAAGATCTTTGACGATTTGGAAAAGTTTAAAGACTTCTGTCGCTTTGAACTTTGCGAGTTTAACGAGGCCAATCTCTACAACAGAGACAGCCAAGTTTGGAACAACTTCTATCACGCCAATCGTCCAAAGCGTCCATGGAATGGTGATCGCAAGCCAAGAGGCGAATACAATCGCAGCGGCAACGGACAAAATCGAAACTATCAGCGTTAATATGATCTACATCGTCGACTTAGAGGCGGTGGAATCAAGGTACACGGGTCAATGGAAGATTCATGTACCTGATCTACTTAAGAAAGCAGGACACAATGTTCAAGTTATTTCTGGCCCTGAAGATATTCCTTCTGCCACTACTCCTGGCGCTTTCCTTAATTTTGGTGGTACCAACATATATAAGTCAGCACAGGTGGAGCAGATCGGTCGCTTATTTTGCAACGGAAGCATTTGCGCCAATGATCACTTCATATTTACTGATGCTTGGCATCCTGGCATCATCAATCTCAAGTACATGAGCGAACTGCTGGGCATTCCAGTCGTTACACACGGCTTATGGCATGCTGGCAGTTATGATCCTCAAGACTTTTTAGGACGACTAGTAGGAGACAAGCCTTGGGTTAGACACGCTGAGAAGAGTTTTTATCATGCGTTTGATCATAACTACTTTGCTACAGATTTTCACATTGACATGTTCTTTAAGAACTTGTTTAGTGACGAGAACTTAGCATATTTTGGCAACAAAGTTGTGCGTACAGGCTGGCCTATGGAATATATGCAAGATACTCTTGCACCTTATAAAGGCATGAAGAAACGAGACATGATCTTGTTTCCGCACCGTATTGCTCCAGAGAAGCAAGTTGAAATTTTTAGAGACTTAGCTAAACATCTGCCACAATACGAGTTTGTTGTTTGTCAAGATAAACAACTTACTAAGCATGAGTATCATACACTGTTAGGTGAAGCTAAAATGGTGTTTAGTGCTAACTTGCAAGAAACATTAGGTATTAGCTGGTATGAAGGTGCTATTGTAGATGCTATTCCTATGGTGCCTGATAGACTCAGCTACAGTGAAATGGCATTTGACACATTCAAATATCCAAGTAAATGGACTGAAAGTTATGATGCATATACAGTATATCGTCCTGACATTTGTCGTGCTATTATGACACATATGGATTACTACAATACTAGATTGCCGCAAATACAAAAACAAGTGGAATCATTACATGAGCAATTCTTCTCAGCAACCAACCTCATCAAACGATTTGTTTAATGATGTTACTATAATATTATCAGATGATGTTGTAGTAGGAGATATTACTATTCCTACATACAGTGGAATAGGATCGTATACTACAGCATCATCGATGAATAGTATGAATAGTATGAATACTATAACACTGACAAGCGGTGGTGCTGTAGGATCATCTTATTCAATAAACGATACTATTACGCTTAACACTGATTATCAGTTTAACTGGGGTGATGCAGAAGAATGGATTGATTCGTTTCCAGATTGGCAACGTGTGCAGGACATGTGTAAAAAATATCCCGGATTAGAAATTGCACTGCGTAACTTTCAAACTGTATATACACTTGTAAAGGATGATTATGATAATCCAAAAGATGAAAAATAAGTTTTTTCAGTTAATGGAAAGACTAGGCAGAAAACGAATTGTATTAGATAGAGAATCAAATGAGCCTTACCTCGAACGTTATTACCTGTTTCTTAAAGATAGAAAGCACTTCCCCTTTAATATCTTTTTGCACAAGTTCCTTAAATCAGATCCCGATGATGTGCATGATCATCCATGGCCTTACGCTACTCTAATACTAAAAGGCGGATATTATGAATGGCTTCCTCAATTTAACAACAAAAGCGAAAAAATTGGCGAGATTGCAGTGTGGAGAGCTCCTGGTCATTTTCGTATTTGTAGTGCTAATAGTTATCACAGGATTGAGTTAGATCCTAACGTAGAATGTTGGACACTGTTTATGCCAGGTCCTCAAAAACGAGAGTGGGGATTTCTCGTAAAGAATAAATGGATACACAATGACCAATACCTACAAAGTCGTAAACCCATCAACTAATTATACATATACTACCAGTGGTACAGCTGGACAATTTTTAACGAGCGGATCAAACGGCACTACTTGGGCTACGTCACCTAACTATACCATAGGCGACGGAATAATGAAGGTAAGCGGGGACCCTGCTACGCTAGAAGTTAAAGGTAAAATGGTGCTTAACGGACAAGACTTAGAAGAACGGCTAAAAACAATTGAAAAAGTCTTGGCAATTCCAGAAAGAGATGTTACACTAGAAGCTAAGTATCCTAGCTTAAAGAAAAAGTTTGATGATTATATCAATGCTTTGGAAAAATATAAAACGTTTGAACGTGTAAAAGGCACTTATGACTGACGAAAAGAAAACTCCTGAAATTATCTTTGCACCTGGCTGTTTCGATAGTTTTGAAGGCACTCAAGAAGAACTTAATGAACTTATGTCTGAAATTCAGAGAATGGCAGAATCTGGAGAATTATTTGAAAACGCTAAAGCTCTTGATCTTGACGAGTTAACTGAAGAAGACCCAGAATTTGCTGAAAAATTAATAACTGGCTTAGACAATATTAACGGTCAAGGAAAAAGAACATTGCAATGAAATATGCACTGGGCGCATTTGCGGCAACAGTAATTTGGGTACTGTTGCTTTTTCTTATTCCTTTTCCTGAGGGTAGAATCTACGATTGTGGAATGGCTGAGTGGCATCCTGATATTCCTCCTAAAGTAAAAGAGGAATGCAGAAAACAGAGAATGCAACATAAGAAAGATATTATAACTGTATGATGACATTAGATATTGATATGCCTAAACTTGGATTTATAGGCTTAGGATTTGTAGGCGAAGCTATTCGAGAACACTACGCTGGATTTGAAAGAATATGTATCGACAATGATCCGTCAAAAGGATATATCGGAACTTACAAAGAAATAATGGATGCTGAGGGCATCTTTGTCTGCGTTCCTAGTCCGCAAAGTCTTGATGGATCTTGTAACACAGATATCCTAGAAAGTGTATTAGCTAATCTTAAAGACTACAAAGGGGTTATTATCAGTAAAGTAACTGCAACACCCGACGTATATGAACGATTAGGTAATCAGTATCCTAACTTAGTACACATTCCGGAGTTTTTAACTGCTGCCAATGCCAGTGCAGATTATGCAAAAGAAAACTGGGCTATTATAGGCGGTAATGTATTAGCATATCAGCATGAAGCTGAACGTATCATTCGATATACTAAAGCTCAAGCTGATATTGTTCACTGTTCTATCGGAGAAGCCAGTTTGGTAAAATATGCTATTAATAGTTTCTTATCTACTAAAGTAGTGTTTATGAATGAGTTGGCAGCTATTGCAGAGCATAACGGATATAATTGGAATAAGGTACGTCGAATGATTTCTATGGACAATAGAATTGGCATCAGTCATACACAAGTACCAGGGCCGGATGGCCAATATGGATTTGGAGGCATGTGTTTTCCAAAAGATACTAGTGCCTTATTGTATTACGCAAACACAATAGACATTCACTTAAATGTTTTGAAAGAAGCAGTTAAGAAAAATACGCTACTTAGGTTGCAAAAACCTAAATAATATAGTACAATGTACAACAGTCATCCACGACAATAACTCGGAGAAATTATAATGGATACAAGTAAAAACCTGTCGCAAGTAATTCGTAATAGAATGCGTAGCGACAACAAACGTTTCTGGGCAGGAGACAATATTAGCGACTATGTTGACGATAATGTATTGCCAGAATTAATCGACGAAGCAACAGAAGCATTTGAGCAAGTGCTAGATTCTTTGCTTATTGATCGTGAGACTGATCCCAACTCGCATGGTACAGCGAGACGTCTTGCAAAAATGTACTTCAACGAAATAATGGCAGGAAGATATGAACCAGCACCGGATGCAACAGCGTTTCCAAATGATTCAGCGGACCGTTACGAAGGTATGCTTGTTGTTCGTAGCGAGCTTCGCAGTATGTGTAGCCATCATCATCAACCCGTTAGTGGCGTTGCTTATATTGGTATTATTGCGGCTCAGAAACTCATCGGACTTAGCAAGTATACGAGGATCGCTCAGTGGTGTGCCCGTAGAGGTACTCTCCAGGAGGAACTTTGTAATGACATTGCTAGGGAAATCTCAAAAGCAACAGAGTCAGAGAACGTAGCAGTCTACGTTCAAGCAGTGCATGGCTGCTGTGAGAATCGTGGCATTATGGCACACTCTAGTCTTACACAGACTACAGTGCTCAAAGGTACGTTCAAAGATGATCCTCATACAAAGAAAGAATTCTTTGATAACATTAAACTGCAACAAGAGTTTGCACCGAGGTAATATTATGGCATTTTGGATTGTTAAAACACACTATAAAAAATCATGCGAACAGCATGAACACTATGTTCAACGCAACGGCACAGGACGAATCACAGTTAAAGATGGATATCGTTTTTGTACATTCAGGGTAGAAACTGACGACGATAATTTTCCAGAGTTTGAGTTTGTTCAAGTACCTGGCGGTGATGGTAAAACTGACAGCTTAGATATGTATTCATGCGAAGCTAACAACATTATCAGTTCAGAAATGATCGATATGTTTGATGGAGGTTGCTGGGGTGATACAGAAATTGAAGGCATTGAAGATGACAACGAAGTTGAAGAGTTACAAGAGTTCATTGACGAAAACGGTGCCTATGCGTTAGAAGATGAAGGCGATTGGTACTTGGAAGATACTGAAGTTTATATCTGGGGTCCAATTGAAGTTACTAACGAAGACGACGAAACTAATACTCGTATTATCATTGCAGACGAAGATGGCAATGTAAGTGATTTTGAGGAAGACTAATGAGTAAAGTATACTTAATTAAACCGTTACATAAGAAAAGCATTTGCTGGCACATTGAAATGTTCCGCGAAAATGCGGACGGTAGTATCAGTTGGTTCAATATTGATGATCACTATCGTTGGGGACAAGGTTTTGTTGAAGAAGACCTTGACTGCAATTTACCCTACGAAGGTGACGAACAGGCCCATGCTAAAACAGACTGCGGCTGGGGCGCTGAACTAGATGACCAACATGCTTGTTGGTTTGATTTTAGTGATGATATCAGCGAAGAAGAACAAGAAGAAATTAAACGTTGCTACTTAGAAGGCGATGGTAACGAAGAATGGGAACGTAGTGGTGCCGCTTGGTTATTCGATGCTGAACACTATTGGCAATTAGAAGATGAATATTTAGTTATTGATGCTCCGTATCAGGTTAGCCTATGCGAAGACGATGGCACAGTTATTGAAGAAAATGTTAAACTACAGTCTCGCTCAGATCCAAAGACAAGCTGGCCCTGGAGCGTAGATAACCCTAAACCTGAGGACGAATAAAATGAGACAAGAAATTATTAGCGTATTAAAACAACACTTTGAAGCACACATTCTCAAGCATAAAATGAATGTAGATATTATGCTTAGTAATCCTACAGCCATTCATGATCACACAGACCTAATGAGTGCTATCGAAAAAGAAGTAGCACTCATGGCAGAGTATCAGGACAAGTTAGAAATAATGAACTCTTATTTTGGAGAATAATGCTATGGCACGTAAAAAACAGATTGCAGAATTAAAAGAAAAAGATGAACCTACTGTAGTAGTTGGTTCACATCTAACAGTTATTACACATCCTGACGGAAAAACAGAACTACTTTGGGATGACGAAGCCTTGCTAAGTGAAGTTAGAGCTGCTATACTAAAAGCAGAAAGTACGATTCCTGCATCGGAAACAAAACCTAAACGTACTCGAAAGGCAAAAGAATGAACTGGTTTGACAAATGGGTTGCTAAAAAATGCAAGCAAGCGTGGGAAAACAAAGATAGAGATGAAATAATTGGAGCTAAACAAATGGCAATAGGTATGGGAACGATAGCAGTAGAACGTGGCCGACCTGAAGGTGAAGGTCGAATTACTTTTGAGTTAAGCACAGCAGTAGGTGGCAAGATTCTTAATGTGCGGCATTATGATGAACGCAGAGATCGTCACGATCATCAAACTTATGTTATTCCTACCGGTGAAGACATTGGCGAACGTGTAGCAAAGATTATCAATTTAGAGATGTTTAAACAATGAGTAAAATTAAAATTGCAGAGCTGTTTTACAGCATACAGGGTGAAGGACGCTATATGGGTGTACCTTCTGTGTTTCTACGCACATTTGGTTGTAACTTTAAATGTCAAGGATTTGGTATGCCTCGAGGAGAAGCAAGCCAAGAAGTCGAAGCTATTGCGGCACGTATTACAGAATTTAAAGATTATAAAGAGCTCCCGCTTGTGTCAACTGGTTGTGATAGTTACGCAAGTTGGGATCCTCGTTTTAAAGATCTAAGTCCAATGTTGGAAAGTGATGCCATTGCAGACAGAATCATGGAGATACTGCCCTTCAATGAGTGGAAAGACGAGCATCTAGTTATCACAGGTGGCGAACCATTACTAGGTTGGCAACGGGCATATCCTGATTTGTTAGATCACCCTAATATGGCAGGCTTAACAGAGATTACATTTGAAACAAATGGTACTCAACAGTTATCGCCAGAATTTAAAAAGTATTTAAAACAATGGCAAATAAGAAATTGGCATAACGGCGGGCCAGTAAAAGAAATTACATTCTCAGTAAGTGCCAAACTTCCATGTTCAGGCGAAAAGTGGGAAGATGCTATCTGTCCAGAAGTAGTTTGTGAATATGAACAAGTTGGCACAGCATACTTGAAGTTTGTTATTGCTACCGAAGATGATTTTGATGACGCAGTAACTGCTACACTCGAATTCCGTAAAGCAGGCTTTAAAGGACATGTTTATCTAATGCCAGTAGGCGGTGTTGAAAGTGTTTATGCACTAAACAATCGCACAGTAGCAGACTTAGCTATGAAACACGGATTGCGATATAGTGATAGATTACAAGTGCCGTTATTTAAAAATGAGTGGGGAACCTAATGATTAAACAATTATTTAAAAAGATCACAGGTATTCAAGCAATTGAAGACTTGAAAAAAGAAGCAGACGCGGCAGCAGTTGAAGCAGTTAAGGCAGCGGCAATGGCTAAAGCTGAATCAGATGCGGCCATTGCTGCCGCAAATGCTGAAATTGAACAAGCAAAAAAACAAGAGGAGGCTGCGAAACTTAGCCCAAAAGAACGTGCCTCTGCCCAAGGGATTCCTTATGTAGCTGTTTTAGATACGCACGTCAATAAAGATAATATTAGAAACGGCTTTTTTGAGCTTGACTGGAATGCAGAGTTTGTGTTACAATTGAAACAAACTGGATACGGGTTTGATGGTGATCCAGAAGAAGAAATTGTTGATCGTTGGTTTCGCGATATTGTAAGAGGCATGCTAGCCGAAGAAGGCATGGATACTACACGCGGTGCTGGTTATATCAATGTTGTTCCAATTACTAAAGGTAAATCAGAGGTTTCATGACATATATTTTAGTTGACACTGCTAACACATTCTTTCGAGCTAGACATACTGTCCGCGGAGATGCTGACATTAAAGTAGGCATGGCTCTACACATTATGCTTAATAGTGTTAAAAAGGCATGGCAAGATTTTAACGGAGCTCATGTTGTATTCTGCCTCGAAGGTCGTAGCTGGCGCAAAGACTTTTATAAACCCTACAAAGCAAATCGTGCCGAAACTCGTGCCGCAATGACTGTTAAAGAACAAGAAGAAGATAAATTGTTCTGGGAAACTTTTGATGCGTTTAAAGATTTTGTAGGAGAGAAGACTAATTGTACTGTACTACGTCATCCGCAACTAGAAGCAGATGATTTAATTGCAGGCTTCATCCAAGCTCATCCTAACAGTGATCATGTTATCATTTCGACAGACAGTGACTTTCACCAGTTGCTGGCTTCTAACGTCAAACAATACAATGGTGTTGCAGAAGAAACATATACACTAGAAGGCATCTTTGATAAAAAAGGCAAGCCAGTTAAAGATAAAAAGACAGGCGAACCTAAAGCTGTTCCTAATCCCGAATGGTTGTTATTTGAAAAGTGTGTTCGAGGTGATACTAGCGACAACGTCTTTTCAGCATATCCCGGTGTGCGTACTAAAGGCAGTAAGAACAAAGTGGGATTAACTGAAGCATTTGAAGATCGTAACAGTAAAGGATTTTCGTGGAACAATCTCATGTTGCAACGTTGGGTAGATCACGAAGGTCAAGAACATCGTGTAATAGATGACTACAATCGTAATCGTGTACTCATTGACCTTACAGCACAACCCCCTGAGATTAAAACTCTTATTAAAGAAACAATTGATGCAGGTGCTGTTCCTAAAGAAGTAACTCAAGTCGGTATTAGACTATTAAAATTTTGTCAATTGTATGACATGAAACGTATCATGGATAGTATCCAACAATACGCAGAACCTTTCCAAGCTAAATTTCCTGAACGAGATGTAACTTGGCGCAAACTAACAGAGACTAACTAATGACAGAAATTCACGCAAAACCTATTGTTGATGGTAAATTTTGGATTGTAGAACAAGACGGCGAAAAAGTCGGAACGCTACATAAGAAAGAAAACAACAAATTTATTCTAAGTTCTAAAACTGGTGAGAGTTGGTTTAACAAAAAAGAAGAACTTACAAAGGCATTTGGTAAAAATTTCTTTGGTAGCAAGATCAAAACAACTATTAGTCATCAAGAAGTTAGAGATGTTCATGGATATCCAACTAGTTGTTATCCGCACAATCCTATGTTTAATGTACAGAAGCGATTGCCATTGTTTACAAAGAGTCCAGAAAGTAAAAGCATCTATTGTGCTGGCTATTACATCATTAAATTCGATAAAGGATGGGTTAAAAGCCTTTGTCCTAAGCTAATTACTATTGAACGTTATGAAAGTAAAGGACCGTTCAAAACAGAATTAGAAATGAAGCAGGTTCTATCAAATGCCAAATCCGATTAATACTATTCCTATCCAGCAGTTTTTACAACAAGTAAAGGCTGCTGAATTAAGCCAACAAAAAGAAGTTAAGATAGATATAAAATCTGCAAAAAATCTTGCTTTTTGTTTAGGTGAAGTTAGTTCTAAACTTCTTATGGACTATGACAAACTTCTTATGGAACTTAAAGAAGCACAAGGAACTGGCACAGTTTCTGTACAAATGGATGGCGGCGGCTTTTCTAATAATTAAGATAAATATATGCGTACATTAAAAAGGACGCATACATGAGTAGACCAAAACCTAAAGTGTTATTGGAATATACTAATAAGAAAAACTATAAGAGTGAACAGATTTTAGAATCTGACGCAATATGGGCTGTATTCTATAAGAATCAGCCCTTTAACCTTAAGAGTTTTAATAGTTTAACTAGTTATCCTGGTCCTAAATACAAAAAAGTTTCATTTAGTAATCCCGGACACGCTGTTAATTTGGCTAAAAAATTGAATAAAACATTTAATTGCGAAGACTTTCAAGTAGTTAGATTAACTTCGGGTGAAACATTAAAATGATCTCAAAAGAGACATATACCAAAATTTTCTTAAATGAACTAGGTAAAAGCACAGATGAAGCCAATGTCAAACTTCATCTGCAAAAGTGGTGGCAAAATCATCGAACTAAAAAAGATGGCGGCTTAAGGTTGAGCGATGAAGGATATGAGTTTTTAGTAAAAGATCTTTCTCTACAAGAACACGAAATTCCATTTACTGATAAGATAGAAATTAGTCCGCAGGTTATTATATTTTTTGATAGATATTTGGACTGTCCTTATTACTTAACTTTTCAAAGTTTAACCGTTTTTAGCGAAAAAAAAGCCTTTGAGCTACACATGTTTTCGGACGATATTCGAAAATATGGGCTAGTCAAAGCAATGAACGCCCGAAATAAAGACAGCCAAACGGACTAAAACTCCTAAAAAATTGTTGACGTAGACTGCTTATGGCGTTATAATAGATACATAGACAGTTAGTTCTTAACAATTTTTTAACCCTGGAGTATTTATGAGCGAGATTATTTCACGCACCGTTGGCCCGAAAACTGGCAAAAAAGCAATTCGTCGTGCATTTAAGGCACAGCGTCCAATCTTCCTGTGGGGTCCTCCAGGAATTGGTAAGTCCGATATCATCAAACAAATTGGTGCTGAATTGGATGCTCATGTTATTGATATCCGTTTGAGCCTTTGGGAACCTACCGACATTAAAGGTATCCCTTACTTTGATGCCAATGCAGGTCGCATGAATTGGGCTCCTCCTATTGAACTTCCAGATGCAGAAATGGCTGCAAAGCATGATCAAATCATCCTGTTTATGGATGAAATGAACTCGGCTGCTCCTGCTGTACAGGCTGCGGCATACCAATTGGTACTGAACCGTAAGGTTGGTACTTATACACTGCCCGATAATGTGTTTATTGTGGCGGCTGGTAACCGTGAAGCAGATAAAGGTGTTACTTATCGTATGCCTGCTCCGTTGGCTAACCGCTTCGTTCACTTGGAAATGAGCGTTGATTGGGATGACTGGTTCTCTTGGGCTACTGACAACCGTATCCATAAGGACGTTGTTGGCTTCTTGACTTTTAGCAAGAAGGATTTGTATGACTTTGATCCAAAGAGTGGCTCCAAAGCATTCGCTACTCCTCGTAGCTGGAGTTTTGTATCCGAACTGTTGTTTGATGAAGACGAGGACGAAAGCACATTGACTGATTTGGCTAGCGGTGCAGTAGGCGAAGGTCTTGCTATCAAGTTTATGGCACACCGTAAAGTGGCATCTAAGCTGCCTAACCCTACAGACATCCTTTCTGGTAAGGTTAAGAAAATGGATACTAAGGAAATCTCCGCTATGTATTCGTTGACTGTTAGCCTGTGTTATGAGCTCAAAGATGCTTGCGAAAAGAAAGCCAAAGATTGGAACGATCAGGCCAGTAACTTCTTCCAATTTATGATGGACAATTTCGAAACCGAATTGGTTGTTATGGGTACTAAACTGGCATTGACACAATATCAACTGCCTTTGGATCCAGACGAAATCAAATGTTTCGATGATTTCCACTCCAAATTTGGCAAGTATATTGCGGCAGCTACAGAAAAGCGTTGATCGCTAGCCAAAATCAATTGACAGGACCTACGGGTCCTGTTATAATATATACATACAGTATTATTCGGAGCAATTAATGACACATTTAGACCCTGTTGTAGATAAGATTATTGTAGCTCGTATTGGCTTGCTACTGCGCCATCCATTTTTTGGTAACATGGCAACCCGTTTGAAAATTGTAGATGCCAGTGATTGGTGTACTACTGCGGCAACTGACGGACGCCATTTGTTTTATAGCCGTCCGTTTTTTGAGAAGCTCACAGCTAAACAGGTAGAGTTTGTTGTAGCTCATGAAATTCTACACAACGTATTCGATCATATTGCACGTACCGAAAATCGTAATAAGAAAATTTGGAACGCCGCTATCGACTATTGTGTAAACGGTCAGTTAGTTCGTGATAAAATCGGTGATGGCAATTTTAAAGACATTAAAATCTATCACGATCCAAAGCACTACGGCAAGAGTGCAGAACAAGTGTATGACGAAATCTATGAAGAAGAAGACGGCAAAGATTTAGATGCATTAGGCCAATTGCTGGATCAGCACATTGATTGGGAAGGCGATGGACAAGGCAACGGACAGGGCAAGCAACCCGGACAAGGAGGCAAGCCGCAGTACACTAAAGAAGAATTAAAACAAATCCGTGACGAGATTCGCGAAGCCAGCATTGCGGCGGCGCAGGCTGCTGGTGCAGGTAACACTCCGGCAGAAATTCAACGTTTGATCCGTGAATTGACTGAGCCTAAAATGAACTGGCGTCAGATTTTGCGTCAGCAAATCCAAAGTACTATCCGCAACGACTATACTTTTGCTCGTCCTAGCCGCAAAGGTTGGCATACTGGTGCTATTTTGCCTGGCATGAACTTTGATGAGACTATTGATATTTGTATTAGTATTGACATGTCAGGTTCTATCAGCGATGAACAGGCCAAAGACTTCTTAACAGAAATCAAAGGCATCATGGACGAATACAAAGACTATAACATCAAAATCTGGTGCTTTGACACTAAGGTTTATAATGAACAAGACTTTGATGGTTATGGCGGCAACGACATTACCGAATACGAGCCTATGGGCGGCGGTGGTACTGAATTTGACGCCAACTGGGAATACATGAAGCACAATGATATCAACCCTAAAAAGTTTATCATGTTCACAGACGGATATCCTTGGGGATCTTGGGGTGATGAGAACTACTGTGATACAGTATTCATCATTCACGGCAATAATACTATTGTACCTCCTTTCGGTACTTATGCATATTATCAAGAAGAAGCAAGAAGTTAAATGGCTCTTAAAAACGGTAAAGTAAATCCGCTAAATGTGCTGGGTATCCGTAAAGTGGAATTCCCAGCACATCATTTTGTCTATACAGAAATTCCAAAATTTAATCCTTCGTTTGTTAATAAACTAGACAATTGGATTAGTCAAAATTTAAACGGTAGATATTACATAGGTCAGTATATAGGTATTATTGACAATACTATTGTGTTCACTACTCGGATTGGATTTGAACAAGAGAAAGAACTTAGTTTTTTCAAACTTGCTTGTCCAGATCTTATCTGATAGATAAATTATAAGCATATATAATAGAAAGGAGTACTCACATGAGTGAAAATGAAAATACCCAATCACAAGAAACTGCACAAGATCAGACTCAACTAACGATCAATGACTTAGTAGCTATAAAAAGCATTATCGATATTGCTAGTCAAAGAGGTGCGTTTAAACCAACTGAAATGATGGTTGTAGGACAGACTTATAATAAGCTGATGGCATTTTTAGAATCAGTAAAACAACAAGGAGAGTCTAAATGACTGAACAAGTAAACGAAGTTACTCAAGAACAAGTAACAGATGCACCGAAACCTGAACTTAACTTAAATGATTTGGCTGCTATTCGAAATTTAATCGAAGTAGTAACTCAGAGGGGTGCCTTTAAAGCTAACGAATTATCATCCGTTGGAGTGCTATTCGACAAGGTCAATGCATTCTTAGAGGCTGCAAAAGCACAGTCAACACAAGCACCACAAGGAGAATAACATGGCAGATCTAAAACATGTAGGAAAAATTAAAGCTACAGGAAAAAAAGTACTAGTAGCATTTAGAACACTTCCAGGTGATGCGTATAATTGTTTAGTAGTTCCTACAGAGAATCTACTAGACGACCAACATAATTCTCTTATTCAACTTGTTGAAAGTCCTGCGGCTCAGCAAGCATTTGAGTTTCACGAAGTACTTGCAAGAGCAAAGTTTCCAGATGGTAGTACTATGCTTCCTACACTACATGTTCAAGGAAAGCTAATTAAAGTAGGCACTGATAAAGTAGAAATGACTCCTAACTTTCAAGCATCGATTTCTTTGGCAGAGCTTAATCAATTGATCGCTGAACAAAGAGGAACAGCAGTTGATGACCTTTCAGTCAAGGATCCAAATGCTGTGCCTCCGAACGTAGAAGTTCAAGAAGTTGCCACTGTAAAAGACATTAGTAATGCAGGTAAAACAACCTCAGGATCTGTTAATGAAGATGTACAGCCTGTTGTTTCTGCTCCATTGTCTGTTGAAGATCAAGCTAAGAAATTCCGCAGTGATGCAGATCGTCTAAGCAAAGAGGCGGCAGAACTAAGACGCCAGGCAGAAGCACTAGTTCCAACTACTAAAAAGAAAAAAGAAGCAGTAAGTGAATAATGGGAAGACTCTTCCCAAAGATGTAGTAGATTTATGGCCTGAGATATTCGGGGAAGTTACATTAAATGTAGTTCCCCTTGTTTATGTACACACTATTGAAATTACATTTAAAAACACCAAAGTTTGGGAAATAGATTTTAAAAAAAACTTAAAGGCTCAGAGCTGGGATGTCTTTGAAAAAGAAATCAAAGAAATTATTCGCCAATACGAAGATGACATTGATAAAATTGATTTCAAGTTAGACACAGATCGTATTAAAAAAGACATGATCAAACACACTAAAAAATTCTTAAACAATAGAAAGCTAAAATGAAAGTTAAATTAGTATCTTATAGCAAGCCCACAGAGGAATTTCAAAATCAAGACATTGAAGATGCTCTTGATCTTGTTGCATACTGTGCTCGTGTAAGTAATCCTGCTAATCAGTTCAATACAGAAACTAGTGAAAAACTAATTAAGTATTTGATCAAACATCAACATTGGTCACCTCTCGAAATGGTTTCAGCTTGTATTGAAATTGAAACTACTAGAGATATTGCTCGACAAATTTTACGTCATCGTTCATTTAGTTTTCAAGAGTTTAGTCAACGCTATGCTGATCCTACAGCAGAATTAGGCGAAGCGTTTGTAGTCCGTGAAGCACGTTTTCAGGACACAAAGAATAGGCAGAACAGTGTTGAGTTTGATATGAACGACGAAAGCCAACGTTTACTGGCTATTGAATGGGAACGTGCTCAAAAGCGTGTGCTATTTGCAGTAGAAAAAGAATACAAATGGGCTATTGCAAATGGCATTGCTAAAGAACAAGCTCGAGCCGTTCTTCCTGAAGGACTTACAGTAAGTCGCATGTATATGAACGGAACTATCCGTAGTTGGATCCATTACATTAACTTGCGTAAGGAAAACGGAACGCAAAAAGAACACATGGAGATTGCTCAAGCATGTGCTAAGATTATTTCCGAAGTATTTCCTTTAGAAATTTAATTTAAATGTTTTATACAACCAATCGAAATCATTAATCCTATGAGTTTCGGTTGGTTGTGTTTCGGCAAATAGTTTACCTGCTACTGCTCCTGCAATAGCATATTCCCCAAACAATTTATCAGCGCCTTGTGTACACCATGTATCAAGGCGCTGTTCTGTTTCTTCCGTTACTTGTCTATTAATAGATTTGCTGGCTAATTTAACACATTCTCTAAATGCACTTTTCCATGTGTTAAAAGGATCTGTATTAAACGCTGTAATGTTGCTGGCGTTATCCATTATTTTAAAATTGTTACTGATACTAGTTGTCATATCAGTTGAACTAGTGTCCATACCTAGTGTTAGTTGTCTAGGTAAGAGTTTAACTCCTCCATATCCGTATTCTAAATTATTAATAGGATTTTTACTTCTCCATACATGAACTGTTTCAGCGTCCCATGTAGGTACGTGATAGTCAAAGTTGAAACTGTCTAATATTAAAGCATCACCGTCAACTACCCAGAATAACGGAGTATCAGATATTTCAGCTGCTTTTATATGAGCATTATGAATACCTTTAACTCCGTGTACTCTTTTAGCAGTAGGTTGTTTATCTTTTAGTGCTTGGAAATTACTGTCTGCATTAGGTTCGTTATAGCTTATAAAGACAATATCATAAATTTTAGATTTTGGGGTGCTTGCTTGTATGTTCCATTCTTTGCGGGTAATCAAGAATCTACTATTAAATTCTCTTTCACTAACTGGTCGATGCTTACTCATTAACATAATACCATCATAATGATCCCCGTTAAGAAATACATGATTCATTTTACGATCATATTCATTGTCATGACTAAAATAAATATCAAACTTAAAAGAAGGACTAATGAC